TCGCGCTCTGGCTGGTTCCCAGCGCACTGCCCGGGAAGTTTTGTGCCTTCAGTGTCATCGTCACCCGAGGTGCTTGCGCGGCCTGCGTGTTGCTGCTGTTGCTGAACGTCACGTCTGGCAGGATCCGGTTCACAAACATAAAGCTCTCGCCGTTGCTGATGTCCAGCGGCGTTGACTCGATGTAGGCGTTCAGCGGGCTTGGAGGAATCGTGCTGCCGTCGTTGATGCCGTTCTCGTGGTAATACAGCCGGCGGTCTGCCCCTGCAGCGATCGGGAACGGCTCCGGGCAGCAGTCCATCCACGCGGTGCGCGACAGCTGTCCGAAGTACCAGGCTTTATCCTGGTAGTTGAAGATAACGTACCGGTCGTTCTCGTCGCTGTTCGCCGACGGGTAGAACCAGATGACCTCGGAGAACTCGCTGATCGTGCCGGCGTAGACCTTGTCCGACTGCTGAGCGTTGAAGTCGGAAAACACATAGTCCTTGACCGGACACGGCAACTCCTGCACCTGCCCGGAGTACAGGAAGAAGGACTCTTTGCCCATCCAGAAAACGTTGTCTTCAGCCGCCACATAGCAGTTGAACCCCTGCTGCGTGACGCCTGAGCTGATCTGCTGCACGCCAAACGTGAACGGCGGGCCGATGAACTGCATCGAATACAGCGCTGAGTCAGTCCAGACGAGGATTTCTCGCTTGGTCTCAATCGCCCGGACGATCCGGCTGCCGCTGCCCAGCCGCAGATCCCCCGCAGTGTTGGTCGCTGTCGGTGTCCACGTCAACGGGTCTTCCTGATCGGAAAACCGGATCAGCATCGGATCCTGCGCGGTGCTGCCGCCCTGGTTCGCGCCGAAGGCGATGACGTGCCGATCCCGATCAGAGACCAGAACCTGCCGGGCAACGGTCGGTGTCGAGGCTTCCGCTCCGCTCAGTGTGGACAGCCCGACTCCGGTTGCCGTCAGCCCGGCGGAGTTGTCCCAGTAGTAGATGTTGCCATCGCGGACGTTGAAGACCAGGTCTTCACCGAAGTTGTCCTGCGACCAGATGCGCAGTGTTTGCTCGACGTTGAAGTCAAACTCCGCGCTCCAAATGTCTGTGTTCCACGGCCCCGCGCTCCATCCCGCTCCACCGACTTGCGTGTCCAGCCCCGGGTTGATCTGATAAACAGCAGATGGCGTCCCACCAAAGCTGGCGTCGGTGACGCTGGCGTTGACCGGCAGCTCGATCTCGTAGGTGTTGCCGTCGATGATGTTGACGATCTGATGCTCGGTGTTCAACATGGCCGGCGTGACATTGCCGATGCCAGTGGCGTTGTTGAACGTCACAAACGCATTTTCAGACGCGCCGTGCGCGTTATCCGTCACGGTCAGCAGGTTGGATCCGGACGTGACTGCCAGCGGGTCGCTGGACAGCGTCGAAGTCGCGCGGACCGGCGTGATGTCGTACAGCGCCTGCCCGGTCTCGATGTAGTACTTGAGATGTGTGCCGAACGCCAGACGGCGAGCGGCGTTCAGGTTGAACCAAACGTGCATCGAACGGATGGTGCCTTGGTACTGGCTCGGGAGCACCTGCTGCCAGCCCCCCATCGACTCCGGCAGGCCAAGGCGAAAGCGCACGAGGTTGCAGTCGTACCAGTTGCCCTTGGCGGCATAGGCCGGCACGTCCCGGATTACCCCTGGTTTGAACTGCAACGGTGTCAGCATCACCGCCTCCTGTTGGCCTTGATCGCCCGCATCTGCTTGACCGCCTTCGACCGGGCGCTGGGGCCGGTATAGCACTTCTGGCTACCGTATTGATAGCCCTTCTTGCCCTTGGACGTGCAGCGCTTGATAGGCATGATCCGGTCTTTTATAGCTTCATGATGTAAGCAAGGGCGTAGTACGGAGGCAGGTTCTTGTCTGTCCCCGACTCCCCCTGCGAACCGACGGTGCCAGACACCGAGTGAGTGTGCGCCCCGTTGCTGTTGATGCTCAAACTGTGGCTGTGGCTGCCAGCACTGTTTGTCGAGCGCGACTGCAGGCCCACCCACGCGAACGTGCCACCGGACTGAACGGTGCCTGATCCGACGCCTTCGTTGATGCCGTGGGCGTGGTTGCCCGCCGTGTTCGTTGAGCCTGAGTGGTTATGGCTTCCGGCGCTGCCCGTGGAGCCGGAAAAACTGTGGGTGTGCGACACGACAACCGCGTCTTTGCTGCCGCCTGTTGCATCGACAGCATACGAGTTGCCAGCACCAACAACGAACCGGTCCTGCAGGTTCGGCGTGCCGTTTGTGCCATCGCACAGCGCCCAGCCCGAAGGAATGCTGGCGGTGCTTCCAGACCACAGGCCAATAAATCCGGTCGGGATCGTTTGAACACCGGAAATATCGCTGACCACTTCATCCAGTGCAGCCTGCACGTTTGTTGCAGTCAGCCCGGAAGTTGTATTGGTATAGCCGATGTCACCCGCAATAATGCCGGAGGGAGCAGAAAGCGTTTTGTTTGTCAGCGTCTCTGTACCCGCCAGCGTGGCAAACGACCCATCACTCAGCGCAGTATTGAATTCCGCCGTGGTTCCTGTCAGCGTGTTGCTGGCCAGATCAATCGTCTTGTTGGTCAGCGTTTCGGTGCCAGCCAAACTGGCAAGCGTCGCGTCGCTGACAGCGGTGTTCAACCCCGCCAAAGTGGCGGTCAGCGTGTTGCTGGCCAGATCAATCGACTTGTTCGTCAGCGTCTCTGTGCCTGCCAGGCTCGCCAGCGTGGCGTCGCTGACCGCGGTGTTGAACTCAGCTAGGGTGCCGGTCAGCGTGTTGCTGGCAAAGTCGATTGACTTGTTGGTCAGCGTCTCTGTCGAAGAAGCAGTTGATAGCGTCGCACTGGCCGGGATGTCGGTTCCGTTGATCCGCGTCAGCGCCTCGACCACATTGGTCCCGTCGGCGAACACCAACATCTTTGCGCCGTTGGGCACCGTCACCCCGGTGCCGGAGACCGTCTTGACGACAATCGACTGCCCGCCGCTCGTGCCGTTCCAGACGTAGTACTGCTTCTCGATCGTCGGCACGATCAGGTTGCGGGTGGTGGTCAGCGATCCGGTCGAGGTGACGCTCAGCACCAGATTCCGAAAGACCTGCGTGGTGTTGACGTCGTTGAACGCCAGCGTCAGGTTCGCGTCTGACGGGAAATCAGCAACCGCAATGCCGGTGATCGCCTCTTCCAGCGTGGTGCCGAGGTTGGTGTTGGTCGTGTTGCCCCAGGTACCTGCCTGCTCGCCGGAGCCGATCAGCTCGATCTTCAGGTTCGTTGAATATGTGCTTGCCATGGTTACCTCGACGCCAGCAGGAACGGCTCGGGTTTGAGAACGAACGGCTGGGTTCCCGGTGTTCGGTCAGACGACAAGTCGTAGACCGCGATGCTCTTCATGCTCTTGCTTGCATTGTACAGCAGCGCATAACGCACAGTCCCGCTGACTGTAACCCAAACGATCTCGTCGCAGGACACCTGCACCTCAGCCCCAACCAGAGCGATAGCCACGTTCGCCAGTGTCGCGCCACCAGCGACGTAGGCGCCGCCCGAGGCTTCGTTGCTGGAGGTGTAGACCGTCGTGGCAACACCCAGCGTCGCCGCAGGCCGGTACAGCGCCATCTTCAGCGTGTCGTTCAGCAGGTCGTGGGTGCCCTGCAGGATCTCTTGGCGGAACGAGTTGGTCATCATGATCGCGGCACCCTGATCTGTCCGAACCGCAGGTGGTCGATCGGCTGCTCCGCTTCGCCGAGGTTCTTCAGCCGCTGCACAGCGTAGACAAACCGACCGTCATACAGCTGGATGTCCGCTGGCGCCGCCTTCTGGAAAATTGCTGCCTCCACCAGCGCTCCGTACAGCAGCGCATCCGGCGCGTACTCGCTGAGCCAGGTCATCTGCCCGGCGGTCACGTCCACCAGCGACTGCGGGCGGTAGACGTACCGCACCACCAGCTGGTTGGCACTGGCCGGTGTCGGCGCCAGCCGGAGCAAATCCTGCTGCTCGAAAGCGTAGAACTTGGGCGCGCCGGTCTCGGTCGCGTCGGGCCAGTACTCGTTGGTGAACGACGTGTCCTTCTGCTCCAGCAGCGTGCGGTTGTCGCCTGCCTTGAGCAGAACCGAGCGGAACGCGAGCAAATCCGAAGGCAGTGTCACGGTTGCCGTTCCGGGCGTAAGCGTGAGGGTCTGTTCCTTGTAGAACTCGGACAGCTGCACCGACTTGACGATCCGCTCCTCGGCCAGCCGCACGAACTGCCCGACGTTGGCCACAAACGTCGCCTCGTCGGTCTCCAGAAAGTCCTGCAGCGCCTGTGAGAGTGTTGCCAGTGTGTAGCTCATTTTTGCCCCTCAGTCAGTACCACAACACACTAGCACTTTCCCAGAAAAGATACTCCCCGTTCCAGCTGGCAGAACCAGAGAAGAACTCCGAGACGCCAATGCTCGTGAGGTTGACCAACACCGTCTGCGTGAACGGCTGCCAGGGCAGCTCTGGCGCGTTCAGCAGCACCGTCAGCGGCTCGATCCGGTCAGGCCGAGGGTTCAGCAGCGGCTTGGGATCCACAGGCGTCCTGCGGATTGTCAGCTGCGGGTGCTTGGTCTCGTACTCGTCCGGCCCGACCAGCAGCCCGGTCCACTCCTTACGCATCCGCCGGAGCGGGTAGACAAACCCGCTGCGATCCGAGATGCCCTTGGGCTCGCGCCGGCTCATGGCCTGCGGCCTCTGCCGTAGGGTGCGACCTTGAAGCTCGCCCGGTCACGGTCCTCCTGCGAGGCCCGCAGGAAGCACTCTTCGTAGACTGCTTTCATCAGCTGGATCCGGTCCGGCGCGAACTTCATCGACAGGTAGTACGCGAGCCCAGCGACCATGCACTCGTAGAACCGGAACGGCATGTCGGGAGCGTCCGGGTAGGCGTCCACGGCGTCAATGCGGGTCATCTTGTCGATCAGCAGCACGTCGGTGTCGCGGTCCGGCGCCAGCCAAACCTTGAGCACCGGGTTCACCTGCCGGTCAACGTAAAACTGGTTGGGACGACCCGGCAGCTCCTTGTCCGGCAAGTCGAAGTACTCGGCCCGTCCGATCCGCTCCATTGGGTAGTCGGTGCTGTCGCGGCGCAGCGATACCGACAGCACGTCGATCGTGTCAGCGCCCAGCGTGTAGGCGGTCTGCGCGATCACCGTCGGGATCGTGGTCTGGTCGATGGTCCAGCGGTTCACCCCGCGGTTGGCCCACTCGGTGAACATGAGGTTGAGACTGCGTTTCGCAGAGCGCAGCTGGTGACCGGTCCGCAGCTCCACCCCGACGCGCTCGAACGCCTCTTCGATAACCTCGGCAACATCAGGGTTGAACGCCATGGCGCCCTCCGATCAGCACTTCCAACGCCGGCGGGCCGCCTTGCCTCGCTCCCCGGTCCAACCTCTGGACCTGGCGCAGAACGACTTCTTCCGCGCCTTGTCCTTCTTCGTTTTCGGGCTGGGCGCAGGAGGCTTGAGCTTGCTGCCCGTCGCCCGGTTCATCTTCGCCCGGCCCTTCGCCGTCAGCCCAGCGCCCTTGGACACGGGGAGCTTCTCCCCGCGCCCGACGCTCAGGCTCGGATCCTTCTTAGCCACACTTCTTGCCTGCGCGGCCGCCCTTCATCATCGCCTTGCGGGCCATGGGCTTCTTGGCAGTCTTGCCAGCGTAGCCGCCCTTCTTCATCGGCTTGCGGGCCTTGAGACACTTGCCGGCCTTCTTACAGACCGCTGGATCCGGACAATCAGCACATACTTTCATGACTCACCTCGTCGATACTTACGCCACCCGCGCCAGCCGCCGAGGCGGACGCCCAAAAAATGAAAGGCTGCCCAAAGCAGCGGAACACCAAAACTGCGCATCGCGTCCCAGTACGCGAGATCGGCCTCCAGCCGGGTCGTCGTCGGAAACGCTTCCCGGTACATAAAGTCGTGCAAGCACGGCGCTCTGAGACCGCTGCGGCCCTTGAACAGCAGGTAGACCAAGGGCAAACGCGGCACGGAGTCGAGATCAAACTCGAACCCCGCCGGGACGGTAAACACCATCTGCAGCCGGTGGACCTTGACCGACCACGGCTCGCTGACGACCCGGGTCTCCGGCGTACTGCCGGGGCGGGTCACGAGATCAGTGATCTGCTCCACCGGGTACTCGTAGATCATCGCGTGTCCTCCGGACAGTACACGACGTGCGGGAGGCCGTAGCGGTCGCGGATCGCAGCCCGCTCGTCCTCGTCCTTCGCCTCACAATACAGTATCTTGCCGACACTGACCGCTGTCGGCAAGTAGGCGCTCATCTGGGCGCAGCCGGTGAGCAGCAGTCCTGCGGCAATCACAGCGTATTTCACGGCGTGCCCTCCATCTTCCGCCAAACGCCCGGCTCGGATAGCTTCATCGACCTGTCCCAGCGGTACGGGAGCGAGTTCCAAGGGATGATAAACCGCTGACGGTTGTCGAGAACCCAGCCACTGACGATGGCAACGCAGTGGTAGCTGCCTGTCTCGACAAAGCATGTCGCCAAACGGATCAGCGCCTTGTCGATACCGGCCCGCACCGCCAGTTCGGCGCAGGTCATGGCGAACCCGTCGCAGTCATCGCGGATGATCTCGCCTCGCTCGATCGCGTCCGCGTGGCTGGTCCAATGCTCCCAGACGCCGTACTGTTCTTCATCGTTGGTCCAGATGAACCGGCGCAGTACGCGCTGGTGGATGTCTTGCGGCGTCATGGGCAGAACACGCTATCTGGCTCGCGGATGCAATGCACAGTGTACCCGCCCGGCTCGGTGACGACAGCACCATCCTCAATCGGTGCTGGCGGCGGCGCATCGAACGCAGCACATCCCGCCAGCATGAGCACGACCGCTGCGGAAAAGATACGGATCACGGCGACGGCTCCAGTGTGATCCGTTCGATCGTGCTCAGGCCCGCTCGGGCGGTGTCACGCACAGCCGCAGCACCCGCTGCGCCAGCCTCGCCGACGCCGTTGATGCCAGCGGTTCCGAGGCCAACGAACGCATTGTTCGTGCTGATGCTGACGTCCCGGTTCGCAGCGATCTGGTCGCGGCTGATGCTGGCCTGGATCCCCGCAATGCCGATGTTCGCCAGCGGGCCTGCGGTGACGGTCAGCACGTCCAGCCAGACGGGCCGT